CACGCAACAAGGCGTTCGTGGCTGCGTTGCGGACTCTGACCAGCCGATCTGCGGCGTGCGCCCCAGCTGCCCAACCAACGGTGAAGTAAGGTGCCTCGAACGCGCCCACTAGCTGCAATCCCTGGGCAGCGCCTGGTACAACTCGCACTGGCGACAATGTGATGCTGTAGGGCGTCACTTCAGCCAAGTCCTCGGACGCTCGGCCAAACACGTTGAACGAGCGGAACTTCACCCACACCGTTTTGCCGATTTGGTCGGTGGTATAGCTGTATTTCCAGATCGCGTCATCAAGCCGCACAAACTGGGCGTCCACAGGATGGTTGGAAACCGACGACCCCAGGCGCCCACGACGCAGGTACTGCAAATTGTAGGCGCCCGGCCCGGTGAGGGAAGCATCTCGATAGCTGATCAATTCGCCATCGATCCAACACAATGTGGCACCACTATCCGCCTCGGCAGTGGTCGCGGCAGTAAGTTGATCGGCAACTGACAGCTTTACCGACAAGGTGTTGGTGATATCCGGATCACCTCCCGCCGGCAACGGCGCCGTGAGCCTGCCAATGCGCGAGCGACCATAAACGGTCTCAACCATTCGATAGCTGTCACCGTCGGCGCTGATCCAGATATCACAGCCGCCCCACGCCTCACCGGCGCCGGCGACCGCACCCCATACCTGAGTCTCCCCCGGCAACAGCAGGCTTTCTGGTGGGTTGAAGATAATTGGCGGCAGCACTGGCCCAGGTGCAGCGTTCTGATTGCCTTGGTAACCGGTCTTGCTCTGCACTGGGTAATTTGGTGCGCTGCCCGTCCCCAGCAATGCATCCTCGGCCACAACCGCGAGCTTGCCGTCTTCATCTTCCTCGACCGATATCAAGCGGACCAGGCGGCGATCAAGCTTCAACGCCGGCTCCGTGACCGTGACTAAATCCATTGGCTCAAGCAGCACATGCTGCCAGCCGAGGGAAAAATGGTATTCGTTGCGGATATACAGCTTGCGCTGCACCAGCAGCTGCGCCGAGTGCGACGCAATGGCCGTATCGCAGATCTCGTACGCCTTGATGGTGTCCATCGGCTTGGACCCGAATTGCTCAATGGCTGCCTGATCCGGTGCGCGCACCACGTCGGTGTTGTACTCATGATCGCGATCGAGGATCTCCAGCGACACCTCGTTGTAGCTGTCGGCCTGGCTCTTGATCTTCAGCTGTACCGGTGGCTCGCCCTCTTCCGCCAAAAAATCATCATCCGTGAGGTGCGCCACGGGCGTGACATTCGGATGCCAGGTCACGCCATTGCCGGTGACCACCTGATCACCAAATGGGATCACCTTCATTTTGCCGGCTGACCAGATCAACTCGCTGTTGGTCAGTTGCAACCAGCGCGTGATGGCTTCGCTACACGGGGCCTGCTCATCCAATACTGGGCTGAGCAACAGGTTCTCGGCCAAGCAGTAATCCCGGTAACTGCTCAGGTCATCAATCCAACGCGGATCAAAGCCAATGCCGTCCAGCGGATCCAGCAGTAGCCCGGGCAGGAATAGCCCGGGGTTGGCATCGGGCAAGCCGGGCACCTGGTAGGGACCGTCAACCTCAAAGGTGTGGTTCTGCACGCCGGCGTTGTCATTGAGCAGGTAGCGCGCCGCATAAACGTACGACGTATCCGAATAAGCGATCGCCTCGGTCGGGTGCTTTGTCTCAAGGTAACCCCAGACAGGCTGGTCAGCGGTGCCCGGCATGAAGCTGAAACCGATTTGTGCCAGCGCCGATTGCGTGACGCCACCGACTACCTTGTCGGCAAAAACCTCCTTGTCACGAAAGATCCGCCGCACTGAGCTGAGCTTGCCCCGGCCAATGCCGAGGATGATCGCCGCATAGTAGGTATAGGTGGTGTCTTTCTGTGTGGCCCCGCCGCCGCCCTTCCCGCCGGTCTTGGTCTTGGTGGTCTTTGCGACCGCTTCGAAGTCGGTGTAGTAGATCAGGTTGGGACTGATCCGGTTGCGGCCGGCAATCCAGGCGATGGGTTTGCCACTGGCGCTGCTCTGGATTTGCAGCGCGTTGATGCGCGTTGCACTGTTGGAAATTGAACTACTGCTCCCTCCCCCCATCACTGCCTCCGAAACTATTGAGTGTGTAATAACGCACTGGCCTACTGGCCAGGCGCTCTTCGCGCATATCGGCCACTTCCACACCAATATCTAAAAAGGCGTGAATGACGCGGTGTTCATCAATGATCACTGCCCCATGACTGTAGGTGCGGCCAAACTTCCAGATGGCGACGTCGCCGGGCTGCGGGGTTTCGACTTCGCGCCCGTACTCTTCCAGCCAGCTCAGGTACAGCTCCTTGCTGCGGTGCAGATGCCAGTCTTGGGCATAGGCGCCAGGATCGATCAAGGGCAGAAGGCCGACTGCGTGATACACCTCGATTAGCAACCAGGCGCAGTCCACGCCAACGCCCAGCAGGTGCTGACGGTGCTGATAAGGTGTCCTGAGCCACCGCCTCGCCTGGACGATCACAGCTTGGCGCTGCTGCAGCTCCAGCTCGGTCATACGGAGGTCTCCGCCACAGGGATAAAGGGCATCCCGCGATAACGCCCGCGGTTGCCGAACTTGTTGGTGCAGGCATCCAGCGTGCGCGGGCAACCGGGATAAATCAGGAATTGATCCCCCGGCTGTGGCTCAGCCGGCAGGCCGAGAATCACCGTGATGGCACCGTCAGCCGTCTGGCGACGGACAGTGCGCGAAACGCCGGCATTGCCGCCGTTCACGAACCGGATCACGCCCTGGTCAAACCAACCGTTTTCAGCGCCGATATCGGTTCGAATGCGCAAACCGCTCGTAGCCTCCAGCACCGAACCCGCAGTTTCGAACAGAGAGCGATTAACGCCGCAATCGGCGCTGTAAACCGTCCGCAGGCACCCAGGCTGATAGACCCCCTTAGGCACCTTGGTATCGAGCAGCTCCATTGGAGATTTGACCGAGAACGTCGCCTGCTCGCGATCAGCAGGATCAACCTCGGCAACTCGCCCAATGAAGCGCAATACCGTACCGACCACTGGTGCTGCCCAATCGGGCATAAACGCCCGGGACAGGCTCAACGACGCACCATCGAAACCACCACCGGCGATAAATGCCAGAATCGGCTCCCCCAGCAAAGTGTCCTCAACGCCGGCGTAGAGGGTGACGCTCAGGGTATCGACCTCAACCCCTCGGACTGTGCGGATCCCGGTGCGCTTGAGCAGTGGCCCGGATGCCGAGTAGTTCGCACCGTCAGCGAACAACTGCACGCCGGCGTCGGTGTAACGCAGTACCTGGCCACTTGCCAGGGTGATGGTGTACAGATCGGCCATCACAAAGCTTCGGGCCGTGGACAGAAACTGTCTCAACTCGGGACTGACATCGATCATGGTTTGATGCTCGTGAAAGAGACGTTTTTCATCTCCCAAATCCGCCCGAACGGCTGGGCGCCGTCTAGCGAATCTGAGTCGTATGCACAGCGGAAAAAGAATGCGCCAGTCCACTCCAGCGCCTGGCCCAATGCGGGCACTTGATCGAAGGTCACCTGGCCGAGGGCATCGACGTTGTAAGCCGTCACAGACACTCCCGCGACGGTCAGCAGATCAATGTTGACCACCCCGTAAATGGGTTCGACCCACCCTTCAATGGCCCGCGTCAGCTGAAACGTTCGGGTAACACCGTCGCCGAAGCCAAAACGGTGCTTGGTCACCTGGTGATCGGTTCTGTCGAAATACAGGAAATCCCCGAACTGCCCTTTGCGGCGATTGAAGAACGCCACCAGCCGCGACCATTCGTCCAGACCGGGACGCTTGCGTACCGCGTTGTAGTTGATCTGGAACGTCCAGAAAGGCGCCGGGTAATACGCCGTGGTACGGCGCCGGCCGCTGGCTGACTTTTGCACCCCCGTGCTCCAGGCCGGGGATTTTTTGGCGAGGAACGTTTGCCCGGGCATATAGGGCAAAACATCCTCCGCCATAACACCGCGATCCGGTAAACCTGCAATCCAACGCGCTGGAAAAAATGGCCCGAGCAGCATGAATTCTCCTTATGCCTTGAGGGCACCGTTGCGCTGCAGCTTCTGCATTTCGAGAGCAAACACCCGGGCATTGCGACGGATGTCCGCCGGCGTCAGTCGCCCACTGCTGTCGTGATAGTGATAGCCACCGCCCCCACCGCCGCCCAACTGACCATCGCCGTTTGCAGCCTGGCGGATCACATTGGCGTACTGCTTGGGCAGAACCATTTCCTGCTCGTGGAGCTGGGTCATTGGGTTGACCCCGGCCGGAATGTCGTAGCCGCCTTCAGCAGAGGCCACGTTCTTGATCAGGCCGAATACGAACGCACCGGCTGCAACACCTGCAGCAACGCCCAACGCCGGCCCAATGATCGGGATTGCAGACATCGCTGCAAACGCACCCGCGATCGCCTGGTAAGCGCTGGAAATGATGTTGCTGATGGTGGCCGCGCCCCAGACTGCTACAGACATCGCGGCGCCTCCAACCTCGGCGGCAGTTCGCAATCCGACTCCGGTTACAGTCGCGCCTGTTTTCGCCGTCTCGCCGAAGATCCAGGCCATCAATGGCTTGGTGACCATGTTTTCGACGAACGCCGTACCGATGCTGCCGAAAATCCCTTTGAGCAGCCCTTGTGTGCCCATCGTGCCAGTGAGGATGCCGTTCATCCCGCTCGACCAGCTGGACTGCAAACTCCCCATCATCCCGGTCCAGTTGCTCTGAGATTCCATGGTTTGCTGACGGCCGATCACGGCCATGCTGTTTCGGTGGGTCTGCTCCAGGGCGAGGATCTGCTGCTGGACCTGCTGCAGTGCGACCGGATTACGGTCAGGATCCTGATCCAGCAGGGCCTTGCGTTGTGCCAGCGCTTCAGCCTCAATGGCATACCGTTGTTTTTCAAACTCGGCTTGGGATTGCAGTAACTGAGCCTGGGTGATCAGATTGGCCTGCAGGTCCAACTGGGCCATCTGTTCGGCATGGGCAACATCGGTCAACCGGGCCTGTTTATCAGCAGCATATTCCTGCTGCTTCATATTGGTGATTTGCTGCTGTTTCTCACGCTCGACGGCGACGACTTCGGCAGCTGCCTTTCGGTATTCCTGGCTGTCCTGGCCATAAAGCTGTCGGCTGCGCTCCAACGTTTGCTGAGCGATATTCAACCGTGCGTCCATGTTGTTGCGGTATTGCTGCGCCTGAGCCTGAAGGTCTGCGAATGCCTGGCCTTCATCCTGGCGGCGCAACGATCCCAATGCGGTCAAGTAATTGCGCTGCACGCCCAGCCGTTCCTTGGCCGTTAGGTCGGTGCGCTTGAGGATCCCTTGCCAGTAGTCCGCTTCCTGTTGCTGCGAGAATTGGAGAAACGTGCCCTGCTCGGCCTGCTGCTGGGCGTGCGCGACCTTTTGCGCATCCAGCGCTTCGGACCATTCGCTGACTCGCGAGGTTGCTTTGCCGGTTGCTGTTGCAGGGGTCTCAGTTTTCTTCGGTGGCGTTGTCGCCTCCTCAACCTTTTTCCGATGCTCAATTGCGGCGGCATAACCGGCTTCAAGCTTCGTCAGCCGAGCGACTTCGATACCGTAAGCTGTTGGCGCTGTCCGGCCCTGCTGAGGCGCTTTAGTCATCGCGGTGTCGCCCGTTGCCGCCATGTCAGCCACCTTCCGGCGCTGCTCTTCAATGCGTGCAACACGGGAGCGCATACCGGCGTCCACCTCGTCTACCTTGTTGGAGACAAGTTGCATGTTCTCCAACAGCAGACGCTCCTCCACCAATGCCGCTTCGAGGGGAGCCTTACTACCATTACCACGCGGACCAGGCTTGAAGTCCTTGAGGATGCCTTCATAGCGAGCAACGTTCGCTGCAACTTCGTCGACTGTTACCCCAACGCCTGTCATTCCTTTCAACAGACTATTGAACCAACTGGCCGTCTCAGCAAGTCGCTTGTTCAGGCTGACAAAAACAGGCTCCAGAATCGTGCCAATAGTGACCTGCAGCTCGTTGCTTTTTGAATCAAGTTCGGCCTGGCTACCAGTCAAGCCGTCAGCCGCTTTTGCTGCGTTGCCGACCTGTGCTTCAGTTTCTTTCATTACCCCGTTGTATTCAGCAGTGATCTTCTGTGAATCGGTCAACTTGTCGCGTGTGGTACCAATACTCTTGGCATATTCCTCCCACATTTTTGCAACGTTTTTCGTTACGCCGGCGTTGTCGACCAACACTGAGTTTTCATTCTTCAAACCTTCGGTAGCCGACACTACGGCTTCCGAAAGACTGAGGTTCGCCTGCCGGTTAAAGGCAGCAGCATCTTTCAAGCGCGTAATGACGCTCACTGCCTGGTCAACGCTGTAGCCCCGGCTCAGCAGATTTTGTGGTGCTTTCGCCGAATCTCCGACACTGATCAGGCCGTCAGCAGCAAGTTTGTTTGCCTCATCCATGGCGCGACCAATACCAACACCTGCGTGATTGGCGACCGCCTCTAAGCCCCGATAAGCTGCCTGCTGCTGAATTGCCGCATCCTTGCTGTCAACAACCAACTGCTTGACCTTGAACGCACCGAGTGCAAAAACACCGATCAGGCCAGCGGCAACACTTGAAAGCCCAGAGCGCATGATGGTGCTGACGCCGCCCAACGCATCATTGGCCGCCGGACCAAAACGGCTCAGTTGCGTTTGGCTGCCCACCATTTCGGTATTGATAGCCCTCAGCTCGCGACTGAAAGTCGTTCGAGCATCACGCATGTTCCGCTTGATGCTTTCGATTGCACGGTCAAAGCCTTGGGTGCCGGCAGTGAACTGGTACGCGATATTTCTATCCATGCCGAAACCTCACATTGCAGACGTAAAAACTCCGCCGAGGCGGAGTTAGTAGGTAATGGCGAAAAATGCCAGATAATGGTCATGCGGGCGGGACAAATGCATCCAACGCCCCACGCAAATGCTCAGGCAGATCCGCGCGCATATCTGCCGCCATTGCCGCCAAGTTGCTAGCCAGGTCAGGCGCATCCGTAACGCCTTCAGTCGGCTTGTATCCTATGTAACCAGCCACGAGCACGTGCACGGGTGGATGATGCCGCCAGTAGTCCGTCATATGGCCCACCATCACCATGTCCCAGTCACGCCGCAGCGTGACCGGGCTTTGGCCTGTGCTGGCGATCAAGTGAGCGTAGAGCTGGCCCCAGTCGAAGGGGCCTGGCCTTCCCCCGGCGCAGGCTCCGTCACTTCCAACCCAGAAGCGCCCATAACGGCTTCGAGTGCGTCGCGGAAATTGCGCAGGTCAAGCAGCCCTGATACTTCCTGACGATCCATGTCAGGGTAATTTCGACGGAGCGCGGCGTGCGTGGCATCGATCACCGTGGCAATCGCATCCTTATCCATGTTTCCGGCCATGACGCGGTTAATCCGCTCCAGTAACTGCTCCAGATCACCCAACGCCAATGGCGGAATAGTCAGTGTCTTACCAGGAAACTGGAAGTCCACACCGGGGATGTTGACGGTCATTCGCTAGAGCTCCAGTAAGCGACTTCGCCGAACTCATCCGCGTAGCCGGTGAATTCAAAGTCAGGAATGGTGTAATCGTCCTGCTTGGTCGAAAGACTCAACTTGTTGCTGACGAAGTTGGGCACGCGGACGTAAATCGACTTGCCTTTGTATTTCAGATACAGCTCACCCTGGAACACCGGCATATCGCCCATCGGCAAGTTGCGCACGGAAAGGCTCTTGCCGGTGGCGACCGAGTAGCGATAGTCAATAAACACCGGCACGCCGACGTCCGCAGTGGCGACGGCGTATTCACCGGTACCAGAGTCGAACGTGTACTCCCCCTTCTCCGGCGCCGCCAAAACACGGGTGAAGGGAGCTGCACCACCGCCGCGGACCCCCAGGTCACCCGACAGCAAACCTGCACCTGGTGCTGCAACAATGATCTTGCCACCCACCGGGATGTCCTGGGGCGTGGTCGCGTGGTGCACCAGCACCTGGCCGGCCTGCAGGGTTTGCCCGAACACCAGCGCATTCATTTGCGACAGACTAATCTGCGCGGCCTTGGCCTTGCCGGACAACTTGCCCTGGCCACGTGCGGCATCGACGGCGAACTGCTCGCTACCGAACAACTCCTTGGAGTCGTAGGACAGATCAACCGATGCTTCCTGCATGATGCCCAGCAGGATCGGGGTGGGTGACGCCAGGGCGTTGCCATAGGCGTCCATCAGCGGGGTGGCGTAAAACAACCCACTGCCGAATGCAATTTGCATAATTTATTCCTCAGTAAAAGGTGGGGCCGGTGGTCAAGTCGCCGGTGTTGCACAAGTAGGTAAACCGATAACGAACCAGGCAGTTGCCAGCGGTGTTGTCCCCTTCGTCCTCGATCCAGTCGACGTAAAACCGCTGGACGCGATCGGCTTCCGGGAAAGCGTCCTCGGTGGCCAGCACCGCGTGCACGGCGACCTTCACAAGGTCAGCCACCTGGTCCCAGGCGTCTCCGGTCACAGTGTCTTCCCGGGCGATGATTTCCACCGTCAGTTCGAACTGGTTGCGGTCAACGGCAAAGCTTTCCCGTTCCGTGGTTTCGAGGCTGGGACGCAGCACGATCGCAGGCGTCATGTCGCGGGTGATCGCCTCGGTACGACTGCGAAAAACACGATCAGCCGCCGGCGTACCGGCAGCCTTGATCAGCGCCTGCGCCTTGGAGACGATGCGGTCTTGGATCGAGGGCATGGGTTAAACCTTGGTGAGAGAAGCCAGGCTGAAGGCGCCGTCATCGATCATCCGGCGGTCGCGGACCCGGTAGGACACGCCACCGACGGTGATCAGCTTCGAATTGTTGATGCCGAGGCGTTCAGCCTCGGCGGTGATGACCAGGATCTCGTAGCCGGTCGACTGGCTGTTGGTGCCGCCCATGCCGTGGATTTCGTCCGGCATATCCCGCGCGGCCAGAAACGGCTGACCATCTACCATCCCGCCAACGTCGAAGTCCTCAAGGAAGCCCCTGAGATCTTCGTCAAGCATCCGGGCTCACCTTGACGGGCTTACGTTCGCCCTCAGCCGCAGCGGAAGGTCCCGGTGCTGGCTCGACCACCAGCACTTCCAACTGGTGGCGAAAGCGCTGGGCCACGTCATCAGGCAACTCGATCACGCCCCCTGCCCCGGTCAGTTTGTCATCTGGTCCGCGAAAGGAGCCGGATAGCACCGTGTAGGATTTATTCGGCATTACGCTCTCCTGCGACCTTGTCCAGTTTCGTCAACCGCTGCCCCAACGCCTTGTCCGGCTCGCCGGGGATCACAATCACCTCCCCGGCTTTCT